GAGGTTTTTGTCAATAATGTCAGGCAAGAACCTACAGTTGCTTATACGGTTAGTGGCACTACTTTAACCATGACAGGCGATGTAGAGACTACAGATGATTTTTATGTGGTCTTTCAAGGTAAAGCTATTGGCACTGTAACACATCCCTCTAACACCCCTATAGTGGCTACTACTGGTACGTTTAGTGATAATGTTTCAACAACTGGAGATTTTTTATCTACTGGAAAAGAATATTTTCAAGTTGCATTAACAACTGCAACTACAGGTCATTCAGATGGGGCGTCTACTGTTGTAGACTTTGGTGGTAACGGCACAGTAATTCACGACACAAAATCAAAATTTGATAGTTCAAATGATGCTTACGAATTTGCCAGTGCAGATGGTGTTTACTTAATAAGTTTCTCTGCCGCTATTAGAAGTGACCTCGTTGCTACGGAAGATTTAATTGAGGTTGGGGCAAGGGTTCAATTTTCTACAGATAATTTTTCAGGTACTATTACTGCACAAAATCAAGAATTTGGGAACGCCGCCAGAGTTATGGATGCAGCCGATGGTGAAATTGGCACAATTACTTTAACTGGACAATCTATTTATAAAAATAATGCAAGTGGTACAAAAATAAGATTGCAAGTAATATCAAACACTTCTGGTGGTTCTTATGAAATAGAATCTGACACAGATGGAATGATAAACGTAACTTTTGGACCTTCGTGTAGGTGTACCTATTTAAGTGTTTTGAGGATAGCATAATGGCATTATCAAAAATAACAAATACTGGTACTGTGGCTTTTCAAGTTGTAGCAAACGATACTGATCAAGATATTAATGCAACAACAGTAACTTTACTCGAATGGGGATCTGTTGAATTAGATACTGGTAGTTATTGGGATTCTACAAACCACAGATATACTCCTCTAGTAGCAGGGTGGTATGAAGTTGGACTTACATTGCGAATGAAATACGACTCTGCACCTATTGGGCAACTGCAATTATTAGTATATAAAAATGGAGCTTCATATCAGTCAATAGTGTATCAATTAACAACTGATTATTTTAATAATGGCTCACTAACGTTTGGTAAGGTGATGGTTCAAATGAATGGGTCTACTGATTATATAGACACAAGAGTTTATTGTGATGAAGCTGGAACCGCGCATGATAACTCAGCCCATAATAGTCGATTTTTTGGTTCTTTGATAGTGTCAACGTAAGGAATACCATATGCCATACATAGGTAAATCACCAGAGTTTGGAGTAAAAGTTGGTACGTTAAAAATAAAAGATGCTGACTAGTTATGGAGCCTATTACAACAGCCGTTGCAGCCGTAGCAGCCGCTAGTAATGCCATAGCCTTTATCAAAGCCAGGATTAACGATGTTCAATCTGTTGCTGATATTTCACAACAAATCGGTACGCTCTTTGACTGCCAAAAGAAACTCAACGATGAGCGTAATAAACAAGCTGGTGTTGGTGACATCAAATTTCAAAGCAGTATTGATGCAGTTCTTGAGGCCAAGAAATTACAGGAGCAAATGCAAGAAATCAAAACCATGATCAACTTGCGGTTTGGCCCGGACACATGGCAGGAGATTGTCAACCATCATAATCAGAAACTCAGGGAGCAAAAGGAAGCGCAGAAGGCGGCGCGTAGAGAGGCTGCAAGAAGGGCCAAGGAGATTGAAGAAACGATTAAAACAACGCTACTTGTCACCTGTATTATCGCGGTAGCAGTGGCATTGTTTGTTTTCTTGTTTGCTACTATTGCTCAAAGTAGTGCAGAGGAGATTGTGTTGTGACACAAAAAAAGCTTCAAAAACATTCTAGGTTTGAAGAGTATGATGAAGATGGCGATGGCATTGTTAGTGATGAAGAACTATCGCATGTCAAAGAAATAAAAAAGACGGAAACAGAATTACGCAAAAGCCTCGCTCAGTTACGAATGGCTAGGTTTACTTTAATAGCTATGGGTGCTTTTACTGTTGCTATGTTCTTTGTCCCTTTGGAAAGGGTCGAAGCGTTGGCAGATATATCAAATCTTTTTTACATATCTGGTGCTGGCATAGTGGGAGCCTACATGGGTACAGCAGCTTGGATGGCTAGAAAATGATGTATCAAGCTGTAGTCATTGCTTGCTTAATAGGCACATCTGCTGTGCAGCGTGAGCAATGTACGTTCCTTGAAGCACAAAAGTGGCATGATACAGAAAAAGCTTGTATGAGCCATGCTTTCGTTTTGGCAGAACGTGTGCATATTCACATGAGGGGTTACAAGGCTGTAGGCTGGAGTTGCAAGCCTATGCCAAGGGGGGTTCTTTCACGATGATACAGTTACTAGGCGTTGTTGGCAGTCTTGCTCAAACCTTTCTAGAAGGTAAGGTAGAGAAAGAAAAAGCCAAATCAGAAATAATGAAGACTGCCGCCCAGCATGATAGCAAGTGGGAAATGATTATGGCTGAGTCCACCAAGGGATCTTGGAAAGACGAGGTGATAACAATAGCCGTGCTAACCCCTTGTATCTTATCGTTCATTCCGGGTATGGAAGATGTTGTGAAGTCTGGCTTTGAACGACTTAGTGAGTTGCCGGACTGGTATCAGAACATTTTATATGTCACAATCTTGGCTGGTCTGGGTTTGAAAGGGCTTGATAAATTTAGGAGAAAGTGATGAGTTTGTATCGCAACATCCATGCAAAGCGTAAGCGTATCAAGGCTGGCAGTGGTGAGAAGATGCGTAAGGTTGGGCAGAAGGGTGCGCCAACTGCAAAGAACTTCAAGCAAGCCAAGAGGAAGAAGCGATGAAACGTAAGTTTGCAAAGGTTCCTAAGACAAAAGGCGGTGTGCCAAAGAAATATGTTCGCGGCGCAAAGAACCCAAAGAAAAGAGAAGCAGAAATTAAGCGCACTGCCAAGTTGTATCGGCAGGGCAAGCTGACCCGCGCTATGATGGATCGTATTAGCAAACAAAGGAGTCGCGGATAATGTCTAGGTTCGCAAGCATCTCAGGCGCATCACGGTATTCTAAAACAACTCTTAACAAGGTCTACAAGCGTGGGCTAGGTGCATATTATTCATCAGGCTCTAGGCCAAAGGTATCAGCGCATCAGTGGGCCATGGGCAGGGTAAAATCTTTTGTGTCTGGTAAGGGTGGTGCAAGGAAGGCTGATGCTGATTTGCTACGCGGTGGTAGCAAGAAGAAAAAGAAGACAACCACAAAGAAGAAGAAATGAACAAAGATAAGCTACGCGAAGAGATAGCCGAAGACGAAGGCTGCAAATACGAGGTGTATTTAGATCACCTTGGCTTGCCAACGTGCGGTATCGGTCATCTCATAACTGAATCTGATGAAGAACATGGCAAGGCTGTTGGCACTGTCGTTGAGCAAGAGCGTGTCAAACAGTTGTTCTCTCTTGACATGGCTGTGACTCTTGATGAGTGCCGGGTGTTGTATGATGACTTTGATGATCTGCCAGAGGAGTGTCAGCATATAATAGCTAACATGATGTTTAACATGGGGCGGCCCCGGCTATCCAAGTTTAAGGGTATGAAGGCTGGCGTAGATGCTAGAGACTGGAACAAAGCGGCAGATGAAATGGTAGACTCGCGGTGGTATACTCAGGTTCCCAACCGGGCTAGACGTTTGGTAGATCGTATGAGAGCATTGGCAGATGGCTAAGACACCAGCATGGCAACGCAAAGCTGGCAAGAACCCCAAGGGTGGATTGAACGCTAGAGGCCGTGCGTCTGCTAGGCGGCAGGGCATGAATCTAAAAGCACCTGTCAAGAAGGGTGACAACCCCAGACGCGCTAGTTTTTTGGCTCGTATGGGTAACATGAGGGGGCCAGAGTACAAAAATGGTAAGCCGACACGGTTGTTATTATCACTCCGGGCATGGGGTGCAAGCAGCAAGGCTGATGCAAAGAAGAAGGCAGCAGCAATATCCAAGCGTAACAAGGCAAAGAAAGGAAAGAAGTGATGCCGGGTCATTCAAAGAAAAAAAAGATGATGAAAAACGGTAACGGTGGTATGCTGACAGCGAAGCAAAAGACTTTGCCAGCGGCACTGCAAAAGAAAATTATTGCGTCAAAGAAGAAAAGGAAAAAGTAAATGCCGGGACATTATGGTGGCAAAAAAGGCGGCATGAAGTCTGCCAAGATGAAGAAGCAAGCGGCAACGGCCATAGCCATGAAGAAGGCTGGCAAGAAGCCTAAAAAGAAGCGTTAGGTCACTAACTCTCCACCGCTTGCAATATACTGAGCGAGGCATTCTATAACGTGCGCCTCTGTTGTGTACGCACTGGCATCTGTCAGTGATACAATATGCTTGGGTTTCAGTGGCTCAAACCCATGATGCTCAAGTATTCTAAACAATCCCCAGCCCGACAAGATTAGCGCGGCGTAGTAGTCAGGCGCTACCAGCCTCGCTTCCTTGATGTCTATATGCTTTTTTAGCGAAACAACCTTCGTTTCCATAACAAAGTAACTCCCCCAAGCCATTGATGACCCAGTACCCTGTCAGCAACGGCATTGATTTCTTACAAGCCTCACACGCCACATAGTCGATTGCTGGCTGTTTAAACGCCCTCTCAGCGGCTTTGTCGCGTTTCCGCTTCCTTACCACCTCTTTTTTACTTTCATCTGTTGTGGGGCTTCCTGCCGCCCCTCTGGGTAGTGTTGTGTTTCAATGGCCTCTGCAATCGGCTTGAACCCACCTTGTGAAATACCATCAGCAATGTTGTCTGCTGATTCCACCATCGTGATTTCGTTAATTGCTATGTCAATACCACCATTTTCGTTAACCCAACCAGACGCTTCATAATGTTTGTCTGGCGAAAATACAAGTTGAGATATTTGTTTCAGAACAGGGTCAAAGCATTGCACCTCAGCATTTCCATAATCCGGTGAATCTTGGGTTTTCCTCTTATCATTCCTAAACATTTTAAAACCCCAAACTTTTTTTCTAACTCTTGTTGGCATCATTCCATCTCCACTTTCAATCTACGCGCAGCTTGCGCTAGTTCTTCTTCAATCTTAACAAACACCTCTGGTGCATGTTCTTTTGCGTGTCTCATACACCCAGCAAAATAGTCTGGCGAAACAAATCTCTCAAAGTCATTAGATGTTTTCATGTTGGCTGGGCTACATTTCATATGAACTTCACGCAAAAAGTTTCTTGCCTTTTGCGCCTCTGGATCAAACCCATTCGTATCAGACTTGCTCTCTGCCTCTTTGGCGAGGTGTACAAGCAAAGCATTGGCTGCCTTCTCTTCTTCAGTCGGCGCAAGGTCTGGATTGCTTTTTTCAAAATTATCGGCCTCTGCTTCTGAGTAAACAAAACCAGAGACACCAAGCAATTTTAATATAACTCTATCCTTGGCGCGTTTTTCAGCCATAGCGAAAGGATAATTATTAGTAGTGTTGCGCGGTGTGCTTTCACCTATTGACCATTCAGAGAAATCACCCAAGTATCCAGTGACGCAGACAACCGCTATGTTTTTTTCTGCGTCTGTTTCGATAATCATTGGTGGGTCAAATCTCATGTTTTTTTTGTGAGCAATACGCTCTAAGGCTTTGTGGTAAACAACTGGCGTACCCCGGCAGTTCCACACAGCACCCTGATCCATGACAGGACTCATGCCCACCTCTTGCAAGGCTTCAATGAGGTTTTGTGGCAAATCTGCTTTAGCCATGTCTTTGCTCCATCAAATCTGCAATCAGTTTCAAAGCCGTGGTAAAGGCAACCATTTGTTCTAGCACCTTTGCTTCTAATTCATCAATTTTCATCTGCATCATGTCTATTTGTTGTTGCACGTCCTGCTGATTGAGATTTATTTCCGTCTCTTTCAGTTCCCTCATGCCTTCAAGCAGATCCATTTCTTTGTAAAAATCTTCATCCATCGCTTTTTCCTCTATCGATCTTCACATCTACCCATGTTTTTCTGTTGTAATCTCTTGGGATACAGTTTGCTTTGTATCCATCTGCAAGCCTTGCTTTTAATTCTTTTGACAGGACTCGCAAACGTTCTTCTTCTTTTTTTGTTGGCTTGTAACCGCCGTCAAGTTTTTCTAGCCATTCCTTTGCTTCTCCCAACAAAACATCGTCAGGTTGATTAAATATTTGATGACTGTCGCGCAACTTATAAGGGCGGCGTTTAGTATCAAACTCATCCACCTGTTCCACCGCAAATTTATTGACGTGAGCATGACCACTGACAGCCCTCATCATCAATGGCTGGCCTTTGTGCATACGAAACTTACATGAAAAAGGCTTTTTGTCCTTGTCATAACCCCTGATTTCCAGAAGCTCTCCAAGTCTTGCAGGGTCTTGTTGTCTCAAAAAAGTGATGCCTGTTTCTATGAATCTGTCACCGCTGGGGACATCGTCCTGATGACATATCTCAACATCAAAATCCGCATCATACTTTTCGCGTATGGATCTAGCCTCTTCAAGACCTAATTGAAACGCATCCATCATTTTTCTCCCTGATAAAATTCTGTTGCCCACATTACTAACTGACCACGGCCTGACCGTCCCTTGCGCTTGCGGTGGTCAACCTTGACCAAGCCTTTCTCTTTTAACTGCTTGTATCTAGCAGTGACTGTGCTGTAGCCGTAATGCGGCAGTCTTGATAGCACTTCATCAGAGATGCACCCTGTCGCACCAAAGTCTTGTATGGCTTCAAGCACTATCTGTTCCATGCGGTTTGCGTCTATGCTCTCAGCCGCCGCGTGACTTGTTGATGGGTCTTCATTCCGCACCAGCTTGTACACTGGTGTGGGTATCGAAAACAAATCGTCCATGTCATCTAAATCTTTCGCTGTAATCATTTCCAAAACTC